GCAAAAGCCTTGGCATTCGGAACGGGAGGAGGTGAACTCGTATGGGGCAACCTTCGCCAAGATGTACCTGCTCTTTGATAGGAGTGAACGTGAGGAAATGTTGAAACATTACATTGAAGCAAAGGTATGGAGCGAGAAGATCTGACAAAATGTGTGGCAGTAACACAGGGCGATGAAGCATGTCCGTGATAATGATACTTTCGGATTGTAAGGAAATTTGCAGTCCGGTCAATTTGAATGACGGTGCAAGACCGATGTGGGCAGAGTAATGACCTGCCACCTGTATGGATTTTTTTGTTATCTGCTGATGAGAGATAGGAGCTGAGTTTCTATTTGTCATGGGCAGATAATGTGCTGCCTATTTTGAAGATATGGAGGTGTTCATAATAGATAACATAGAAGCAAAAATGAAGGGAAAGATGGTCCCGATTTGGGAAAAATATATGTTAACGGTCGATGAGGCTGTTCAATATTTTGGAATTGGTGAAAAGAAGATAAGGATGCTGATTTCTGAAAATACTGATACTGATTATTGTTTTACGGTGCAGGTTGGGAATAAATCGTTGATTAATCGGCATAAATTTGAAGAATTTCTTAATCAAACCACTTCCTTGTAGAAATGAAAAATAGAAAACTTTATCACTTTAAAGTGGTAAATGACGCCCTGGTATGATATAATATGGTTGTCGTGCTAGGGCTTCTTCGTAGAAAGGAGCAAAGACGTTTGAGTGAAAGAAATCGCAATCAGAAAAGACGTGATAAAAAAGGACGTATTTTACGAAACGGAGAAAGCCAGCGAGCGGATGGAAGATATGCATTTGTTTATACAGACTGCTTTGGAAAACAGAAATTTCTTTACAGTTGGAAGTTGGAATCGACAGATCCTCTTCCGGTAGGAAGAAGACCTTGCCAGTCACTTAGAGAAAAGGAAAAAGTCATATTAAGGGATATAAATGATGGCATTACTCCTTATGGTGATAATTTGACAGTTCTTGAGTTGGTAAAAAAGTATATTGCTCAGAAGACTGGGGTTCGCCATAATACAGCTGCGAATTATAATTTTGTTATCAACATTATTAAGAAAGAGGAATTTGGAGCATTAAGGATTGATAAGGTAAAACTATCAGATGCAAAAGCATGGTTGATTAAGCTTCAGGCAGATGGTAGGGGATACAGCACCATTCATTCAGTTCGTGGAGTGGTAAGACCTGCTTTTCAAATGGCTGTAGATGATGATTTGATTCGTAAAAATCCGTTCGAGTTTCAACTATGTACAGTAGTTGTAAACGATAGTGTAACAAGAGAAGCCATAACCAGAAAACAAGAAAGAAAGTTCTTGGAATTTATTAAGAATGATGAGCATTATAAACGATACTATGATGGTATGTTTATCCTCTTTAAGACCGGACTTCGTATTTCAGAGTTCTGCGGATTGACACTTTCCGATATTGATTTTGAAGAAAAACAAATCAGTGTAAATCATCAGCTTCAAAGAACCAGAGATATGAAGTATGTTATTGAAGATACCAAAACATCAAGTGGAACCAGAATCATTCCTATGACCGAAGAAGTGTATGAATGTTTTAAGCGTATTGTTGAAAATCGGAAAAAGCCCAAGAAGGAACCTGTGATTGATGGATATAAGGGATTTTTGTTTTTGGATAAGAAGGATATGCCGGAAGTTGCCTTACATTGGGAAAAGCATTTTGAGTGGGCATTGGCAAAACATAATCGAATCTATAAGGAACAATTACCAAAGATCACACCTCATGTTTGCAGACATACTTATTGCAGCAACATGGCAAAAAGCGGAATGAATCCCAAAACACTTCAATATTTAATGGGGCATTCTGATATAGGAGTTACCCTAAATACATATACGCATCTGGGAGCAGAGGATGCCAAGGAAGAACTTGGCAAATATGCTAAAATGGCTTAAAATTTAAAAATATTGATACAACTAAAAGACAACCTAAGTGGAAAAAGTCTTTAGTAAAATGAGAAAATTAAGCTGTTTTACTAAGATTTTTACTAAATTTGGATGACAAGATATACGAATTTATGCCACGATATGCGACGAAAACAAAGAAAATACTCTATCACAGCAAATCGTATAAAGTGGCGTAAAATCAAGGAAAATCAGCATTTTCAAGGAGTTTTTAAGGCATGATTAAAATATTATTTATCTGCCACGGCAGGAGACTAACTTCTTGTTAAAAGTGCTTTATTTACTAGGGTTTGAGCGATACAGCATTGGATTTTAGCCCATTTTTAGGACAAATGAACAGAGAGCATCGGTATGGAAAATAGAATATTAGGACATCTAAATAAGTCCCATATCATTGTAGAAATATGATGGTATGAGGCTTATTTTAGTGCCTTAAAATCACAGACACAGAAATACTCATAAATGGTAATAAAACGCTTCTATGAGCCACAGAGAGCGTCAGAGTGCCATTATATGACCTAAATTTGAAATGGTGATTTCATCAGAAAAAACGACAGGAGGATAATGAATGTTTGGAACAGTAACACGATACTTTAATGACAAAGGATATGGATTTATCCGTGGAGAATTTGTAAGTGACAGAAGCGATTATAACGCAGCAGATGTATCTGTCATTGATGCACCAGAAAGGAACAGACAGCATGGCAAAGGTAATAAATAATATGGATGACTTGGCTATTGCATTACAACCGACATTAAAGAAAATGGTTGACGGCATGGCACAACGGGTATATGAAACTTTGAACTTCTTTCTGCAAAGATATTATGATTCATACGATCCAGTATTTTACCGCAGACAATATGACTTTCTAAGGTCAGGCTTTAAGGTTGACGCAAGAATTGTCAGAGGTAAAGCGGTAGCATCGGTTTATATTGATACAGATTATATGAGTAATTACTATGGTGTATCGGGTGAACAGGTTGCAACATGGGCGAATGAAGGTCTGCATGGTGGAAAGAATCTTGGAACTAATACGCCTCATGTATGGGATGAAACAATGGCAAACACAGTAGATAATGGAGCATTAGTAAGAGATGCAGTTGCTTATTTGAGAAGTCAAGGATATACAGTCAGAGTGTAGGGAAGGAGGGCAAATGATTCTATATAAAAAAGATGTAATAGACAAGCTATCTGAAAAGACAGGCTTATACAAAAAGGATATAAAAGCAATGCTTGTTGCATTGAATGAATTGGTATATGAGGAAATGGATAATGATAATGCCATTATTCTAAATAATCTTTTGAAGATTGAGCCAGTAACAATACCACCTAGAAATAGATATGATATTGTGCGTGATAAAGTGTATCAGCATGAGGCATATCAAGTTGTGAAGATTACACCGAGTAACAATCTTAGGGATAGATACAGAAAACAGAATACAGAAAATGAGGATGAATAATGGCGAAAGTATTACATATCAAGGATGCTTATTTTGAATTACCAGATAAGCACAATGATGATATAGGGTGCATGGTCACGTTATTTGGACTGCATTTACAACAGAATAAGGATGTATCAGAAGATGATACGTGTAACATTGACTATGAATTGATTGAAAATAAAGGATGTAAAGCATGAATGATATACCAGATTGTAGTAAATGTGAACGCTGTAAAAGTATGGAATATTTATTTGATGATATTTATTGTTGCAAAGAAAACGAACCATCACAAGTATATGGATTGCTTGGTGCATATTGTCCACCAGAAGTCAGTCTATGTGGTGTCCAAAGAGAGTAAAGGAGAATTTTTAAAATGAAGAAAAAAGTAAAAAAATTTGGTGACATGAAAATAAATTTTATTGGAACATTAGAAATTCCTAAAAAAGATAAAAAGAAAACAAAAAGTTTGGGAGATATGCTAGTTCCATTGTTCGGTATTCGGGGAATGAAAAAAGAAGATATAAAAGCTGAATTATCAAAAATATCAACAGAGAAGGAGAAATAAGATCATGACAAAATTAAATATCAAAATCAAGGTAAACGAGATTGAGGAGCTTGCACCAGTTATTGAAAAAGTGAAGAATTTAGAATTAGGTAAGGTTGCTGAATGTAATCCAGAAGTAACAATAGAACTTGAAGTATAGGATTGGAAGGAGAACAAAAATTATGTTGAAGGAATTAAGTATTGAAAACATTAAGAAGGAACTGATTGACAAAATTTCAAATAATGAGGAAGTGTTGGAGATTTTCAGAAAGCGTGAGTATTCAAAAGACGAGGGTAAATGTTTAAGGGAGTATGGCGATAGCTTTATAAAAGATAATTACATATTCAATCATCATGTACCAGATGATTTTGATAATTATATATTTGTTGAAGCTAATGAATTTGAATATCCTATTTATGGTAATAGTAAAAAGGAAATAAGAAAAAGTTATTCTGTTGACATAATGGTAGAAATTACGGACATAAGCGAATTGGACAAATTATCTATATTACTTGGGGATATTGCGACTGAATTATATCCAAACAGATATAACTATACGAATCAATCACTTTTTGTTACAAAAAAAGGAAGTTTTGGTGAGTATAGGTGTCCAAAAAGAATAATTAAGTTTACAATCGAATAATCAGCAGACATACACCGATTAAAAATAAATGTATGGATATTTCCTAACAGGTGGGAAGTAAAAGAAAGTCTGTATCAGAGATCAAGAATATCTATAGTACGATTCTGCACAGTTTCCAATAGTGAAAAAATAGTGAAAACACGACTGCTGCACATAGCAGTTTATTAAGGGGAACGAAATTTAGTTTGCCTTTATTTCTTGACCTCTGATTTATAGCAAAGGAGGATCATGTATAGTGAAAATAAGATTAAATGTATGTACTTCAATAACCGATTCAAGGAGAAACCACAAGGAAAACAATGTGGGTGGGTACAGAAAAGTCTAACAGAGACAGATATTACAATAGAAGAATTGGCAGATGCTTTATGTCATGGAGCATCATTTAAGCCGGGAGTATTACAAGGCGGTATGAAAGCTGATAACTGGGTACAGCAACAGTTATTTGGTCTGGATTTTGATAATGGAATGTGCATTGATGAAGCATATAACAAGGTTATTTCTCTTGGAATTGTACCATGCTTTATGTACACGACATTCTCACACAAAGAAGAACATCACAAATTCCGCATGATTTTCTGCAATGATACTGTTATTACAGATGGAAGTATCAGAGACAGACTACAAGCTACTCTTATGGGTGCTGTAGGTGGAATTGATGAAGTGTGTTTCAATAGAGACAGATTGTTTTTCGGTGGTAAAGGTGAAGAGGTATTATACCCAGCTTATAACAGTAGAATCAATGTAGATGCAGTTATTGAAAAATACTGGAAAGACGAATATGAGCAATATATATCAAATGCACAACCAAAATCCCAAAAGAAGCCTTCTGCCAATAAGAAATCAAAAGATAAAAGTGATACAGACAAAGAATATCACTCATACGAAAACTTAAATGTCAAAGCAATCAAGGAACGTGATGTTGAATATTTGCGTAAAGTATTAGCACATGAACCGATTGAGTTTGACACAAAAAATGAATTTTGGGATTATATCTATTCGGAACTGGATATCGCAGAACTGATAGATATTGACGATCCGAGGTCTTTTTGCTGTATTCTGCATGAAGATCATAACCCTTCTGCAAACATCTTTACTACGAAAAATGGAGTTCAAAAGTATAGATGTTGTTCTGAAAATCTTACTCTTAACATAAAACAGTTGATTGAAATGTTGGGAGATTTCAAATCTGAATATAAAGCTATTCAATTCATAATGGATATTTATAATCTGTCTATAAAGGAATCTCAATGGAGCATTGAACAGCGTGAAAACATAGACATGATGATAAGTAATATCACTCTGAATAAATTTCAAGAACTATGTCCACAGGCTGATAAAAATATCAAATATGCAAAGGACACATTTCTTATGATGCTGTCTATTGCACGAAACAATATTTATAGCGAGAAGTTTTCTAATGATGATGGAGAAATAATCTTTTACGTTACCAATAAAAAGTTGGCTGAATACATGGGAAAAGGTAATAGCCAGAAGAAGATTGACAAGATCAATAAGTATGTGAAAATGCTTATCTATCACGATTTAATACGGATATTAGATAATGACCAGATACCAAAGGAATTATTGAAAAACGCATTAAAATATACGAATGGCAATAAGAATCGTGTCAATTTCTATGCTATTCCATCATGGGTAGTACAACAGTTGAAAACAATAGAAGATAACGGAATCCGTTGGAAAGATAAAGGTTATAGAATTGGCGGTGTATCGTTTGATATGTTCTATCGTTCTGAAGGTTTTGAGGTAGCCGCCTCATTATATCCCCAGTATAAGAAAAAGAAAAATGAATATGGTGAGATTGTAAACAGAACTACCACAAAGGCTAGTGATGAATGTACATTGAAGATTTCAGAAGTGATTTTGCATTGTATTCAAAGAAAAGGATATTGTACCGAGAAAGAGGTTGTTTATATTCTTGGTAATGAGTATAGATACGAAGTCACAGAGACACAGATTAAGCGATGTTTAAATGAGATTATGGATTGTTATGGATTGAAGAAAGTCAAAGCTAATAAGGTATTAAAGGAACAATTTGATATAAAATCAGACGGCTATCCCTACATAATAATTGAAGATGAGATGTAAGGGTAGGTAAAAGGGTAGGGGTGTAACTAAGATATATATGTTACTACCCACCCCTTTTACCCCCTATTCGATATTGATTGACTGAAAGACAGTATGAATTTGATTCTGCTGTCTTATTTTTATGCGAAGAATAAGGAGAAATTTTATAAATGGATACAGCAAAAATATGTAAGAAATGTGGGAGAGAACTCCCAATAAATAAATTTGGAATAAACCATAATTATACAAGAAGTATGTGTAAAGAGTGTTTTAATGAAGGAATGCGAGAAAAGCGTTATCAACAAAGATTATCAGATGGCATAGAAATATATCATAAAGATAAGTCGATGAAGATACAGAGGAAATATAAGAAACCATACCATTTTCAAATCTTGTATAGGTCGGAATCTGGTATTGATACTATTGCAAAAGATGAAGTGTTTGTGCGTTTATTTGACTATAAATCTGTATGGACTTCTAATTATGGTAGGATAATTCAGAGATTGAATGATGGAACATACCAGCTTGTAAAAGGTGTATATTCAAGAGCCACAAAGGAATTGACCTATACACTTGACAGGAATATTTATTTCAAATCTAAGAACAGATGGGGATATAGGAAAGAGAAGGTAACTGCCAGTGATCTTGTAATTCAGATGTTCGTTGTCAATTATGACATGAAAAATAATACAATGGTTTGGCATAAGAAGAATGATACAAAGGATAATTACTATAAGCATTTATTCCCAGTCACAGATAAACAATACAATGAGATTTTAAGCATATATGAACAGGACGGAACAATCACAGATAAGCAGATTATGGAGATTGTGAATGCGGTAGAGTTTAAACCCGATGATTGGAAACCTTGGCATAATAAAAGAACTTATGAAGGTGTCGGTTATGTCGGTGCTGATACTTCAGATATTGATTATGAATCATACTCATTTGTAAAGTGGAAGAATATGATCCAGAGGTGCTATAGCGATGTTGTACATAAATTAAAACCTTATTACATGGATAAGGAAGTTTGTATTGAATGGCAGAACTACCAGAATTTCAAGATATGGTTTGACACACATTATATTCCTGGGACTAAGGTCGATTTAGACAAAGATTTACTCTATAAGGAAGGTAATATCTACAGTCCAGAAACGTGTGCGTTTATGACGCATTTCTTGAATACAGTATTTGAGGATAGAGGAATTGAGAGCAACATCAAACAGAATGATGATGGTACATATTCAGTATCAATGATAGTTCTTAATAAGAAGATGGATATAGGTGTATTCGATTCAGAGGAAGAAGCACATACTGGATTTATAGATGGCAAGATTGATTATATTTGTGACCTTGCAGAAAAGTGTAAGGACAAAGTGCCAGATTATGTGTATGAAGGTATGCTGAATTATAAGATTGAAATTGACTAATAATCGGAGGTGGCAGATTTAACCCTGCTGCCTCTTTGCAGTTTATAAAGGAGAAAAAGGAATTATGGCTTATATAAAGGTCAAAGATAGAAGAAGATTTGAACGAAAAGAGTTCAGAGATTACATAAAGCTATCAGATGATAAAGTGCTTGACACAAAAAAGAATAATATAGATTTACTTGGTGATGATGAAATATTTGTACAGTTGGAAGATACACAGCATTATTGGATTTCAAGTCATGGCAGACTTACAAACAATATGAGGAAAGATAAAACATTCTTCTTTCATAAAATGGATAGCGGTGATCCCAAAAGAAGTGTGCATTGGACGATTGTAACCTATGATATTGACGGAACTGCTTTACATGAAGAGACAAGTCCAGAAATTCTTGTAGCAAAGTATTTCTTAATCAAGCCGACAGGATGCAATAAGATATGGCATATAGACGAAAATATGAATAATAATTACTACAAGAATCTGATTTATGTATCTGCGGAAGAGTATGAGGTGTTGAGAAAGCACGTTAAAACAGTTGCAGAGATTGGCAGAGAGCAGGAATATTATGATTACAATACGATAAAGGGCAATCCAGCTTATAAAATTTATGAGGGGATTTATGCAAGATGTTATGGCGGTAGTTCGTTGTATGTGAATCAATGCTACGATGATGCTTATATGTGTGACGAGTGGAAGAATAGCAGAGATTCTTTTGCTGAATGGTACTCTGCTAACTATTATGAATGTGACGGAGAACGCATGGCAGTTGATAAGGATTTATTATGTCGTGGCAATAAAGAGTATGCACCAGACAAGTGTTGTATATTGCCTGAGACTATCAATTCTGCCTTGGCAAGTGCTACAAAGAGAAGAAGCCGTTACAAATCAGCAAAGGTTTATGCTATCGGTGTTGATTATGACAAAGCAAGGGATAAGTTCTTTGCAAGGATCACACCATTCGGGCATGACAAACAAGTTAAGCTGCATTACTGGAATACGGAAGAAGAAGCTTTTCAAGAATATAAACTATTTAAGGAATCGGAGATTAGGGTATTGGCATTGAGATATAGAGATAAGATACCAGACAGGCTATTTGATGCATTGATTAAATATGAGGTGCATCCTTATAGTCCGTATGAGAGTTGAAATTAGGGTATATTGGATATTGATTTATCTGATATGCCCTAATTTTTTACCTTTTTTGTGTGATGTATGGTATAATTACACAATAAGGGGAATTTGGTTTTGTGTGCGATTTTATACTTGGAATAATTGGATTGCTGTAGAGAAAAAGGAGTAGTTGCATATATGGCTAAGAATTGTTTGTGTTGTGGTAAAAATATTGGATTACTTACAGTACGCATTCCTTTATTAGAAAATGAAGAGTTGGTTATATGCTCTGATTGCTTTGAAAAAATGCCTTCAGTGCTTAACGATTTATACCAGAAGAGAATACATCCGACAAAATCAGAACTGCTCACAATAAAAGAAGAAATAATTGAGCAGCTTAATTTAGGATGTTATAACAAAGATGTAATCAATGTGGTTACAAAGTATTTAAGTAATAAAATTTCAAAAGCAAAAGATCCAGAGGTTAGTGAAGATTTGGCAATATTAAAGAAATGTCCAATCTGCCAAAGCGAAAATATTCAAAAAATTTCTGCTATGACAAAAGCAGGAAGTGTAGCATTATGGGGTATATTTTCGCAGAAGGTTAAGAAGCAATGGCATTGTAATTCTTGTGGGAGTGAATGGTAGAGGAGGTGTCAGAGAATGAAAAATAAAAAGGCAATCATTATATCATTTTTTGTGATGACCTTAATCTTATTTCTATGTATTTTGATTATGGTAATATCCAATAAAAATGCTAAGTTCCAGAGTAAAGATGAAATGTCAGAAGTGATAAATGGTATATGGAGAACGGGTGCTTCTGAATATGATTTTGTTTTCACCATTGATAACGACAGTGCATATTTGAGCAATGGAGATAAAGTCGATGATCCATCTAAAATAGTGTTAGTTCCTGAAAAGGGATATTTTTATTATGAATATAAAGGTGATACGAAGAAGTCCAGATATAATGTTGTTTACGAGGATGGAGAGTATTTGATTAAGGATAAATATTGGACGTTTAAGAAAACGGAAGAGTAATTTTATTGGTACGTCTGCTACTGTTAGGTACTTAATAGGACATGGTTTAAGAGTACCCCCTCTCCCTGTTATATGTTATTATCCTTTGCAAAAATAAGTGATTTTGAGGGCAAATTGGCTTTGTAATTGCGTAGCTGATTAAGTTTACCTATGATGTGTTTTGAAGCGGATTTGGGTTGATTTTTATTGATTTATTCAAAGGATATGGGGTGTTATCCGTGGGGGAAACTGGGGAAGAATGAATCGGAATTTCAGATTCCGAAAAAGCGGTAGTCCACAGTGGTACAGCGAAATTTTTCGCTCGTTATCTGAAACAGATAGTGTCGGTTTAGAGATGTTTCATATTTGCAATAGTTGAAGGGAACTAAATTTCGTTCCCCATGAGATACCGCCAGAAGTGGCGAAAACTTTAAACGCCTTGTGTCCAAATGGACACACCTTGAAGAATAAAAATCTTTCGCATACAAGTGTGCGAAAAATTTTATCTTCTAAGTGGAACAGTTTCACTTAGGGGAATTTTCCCTTTAGTCTTGAAAAATATCGTAGGGGTAAAATTTTCAAGTCACTGTATGGAAGAACCAACTACAGGGCGGTGGAGAAAAACAGATCCCTTTTTTAGTTTTTGCTACCCCCGATACACTATATCCTACTAAATCAGTAGGATATAATAACAATAAAAATATCAATAGAGCATATAAAAAATAGGGTGCAACTTTATCGGTTACACCCTTGTATTATAATTATATTATGTTATTGCTTTATTCTTCTAAATCTGTCAAGTGTGGCAAGTCTGAAATAATATCATTGTAACTTTTTCCGTTTGGATTGTCTAACTGTTTTCCTATGTCTCCTAGTTCAAAACAAATATAATCATATTTATCATAGTACCAACCGCACACATCATCAAGCGGTATACAATTATCAAGTGATATATAATTTTGTGGGATAACTTCAATCTCTTTTATAACTGTTTCTGTTTTGGCTTGTGTAGTTCCTACCATGTAAGAGCATACCGACATAGTAACCATAATTGCGATAATTCCGATTTTTTTTATTGATTTCTTCATATTGTTTTTATCTCCCTTTCTATGTATCGGGTGCAGGCTTGCAAGTCTTACACCCTTATTTTTTAGGCTTCTTTTATTCTTCTGATTGCTTCTGTCTGTACTTCTGTACTTCCGTAATAGTTCCGTATATCATCCATGGATAATTTTTTCTTGCTTCTCTTTCTGAATGCTTCTGTATGAAAATACCACTTCTTTTTCTCTCTTGCCCATTTAAACCCTAGAGCCTTTAAGCTGTCTTTGTGTTCGTATGTGTTACCATCAACCCATATCCAACAACCGACTATTTCAATATTGATATTTTCCATTGTAACAATATGCTGTAATACTTCCCTTAATTTTTCATCTTCTGAAAAATCATACTTCATATTATTATAATCTGTTTTGTTGTCGGTGGTGTCGCTTGCGTTGTGTTCGTGTCTGTCTTTTAATGTTTTGAATAATGTATCATATTCTACATTTATTTCTTTTGTGGCTTCCGTTGATCCGTTTGGGTTGTCTGGGTGGTACTTCTTTAATAGCTCTTTGTACTGTTTTCTTAATTCTTCTAATGTTTCTACATTCTTAAAATATTTCATATAGAAAACCTCCTTTAAAAATAAATAGTATTGATTGATTTGATACTATTATAGTACACTTATAAGTGTACGAATACAATATACAAATTCACTAAAAAGTGTACAAGTGCGTTGTGCAGATTGTACACTTAATAGTGAATATGAACAACAAACACGACACTAATAAGTGTACAAATTGTCTATTCTGCCAATAGACTTAATACACTAATAAGTGTACAATGCAGTTACAAGGTCAAACAAAACAGACCTAACAAAAATCAATCAAACATATTTAAGGAGGTAGTCATTATGTGTATGACAGCTAAAGAAATGAATGAAGCAATGGAGCAGATTCAGGAGTGGAAAAGAATCAAAGAAGAAGCAGAGGACAATATTACAGCTTTAAATTTAAAGGTTATGGAGTTTCTTAATGAAACAGAAGAATGTGAAGCAGTTGATGACAAGGGCAAGCCAATCCGTAGATTTATCGGTAACATTTTCAAAGCTACTCTTTCAAGTGTTGAGCGTGAAACAGTCAACAAAGATGAAGTAAAGAAATTACTTAGTAAAGATGATTATGCAAAGGTTAGTAAAGTTAGTAGGTATCAGTCTTTAAGAATCAACTAACAACAAGCAATCAGCAGTTGGCAAGGGTGGAGCAATCCACCCGACACCATCCAGGCAAGCGGTCAAGCTGTGGTATTCAATTACAACTTGCCTATCGCTTATAAGCTGAAACTATTAACCATCAATGAAAAGAAAGAAGAGGTAAACACTATGTATAAAGCACCATATACAGATCGTCCATTGACAGAACAGGAAAAGAGATTTGCAGAGAAACATCATGATTTAATGTATCGTTACATGAGAGTACACAAGCTGGATGTTGAAGAGTGGTATGATCGCTTAATCATTCCATATTTGCAGGCAGTGAAAAAGTACCATGAGTATGAGCGGTTGCACAAGTTGAAGTTTGAACAGGTATTTTTCAGAACGCTTGATAGTGCTAGGAGTAATTATTGGAGAGATTTAAACAGACCTAAAAATTGCCCTGAAGGTGGGTTATTCAGTTATGATTCATTACTTGATAATGGCTATGAAGAAAAAGATTTTGAGTTTTGTCTGATTGATCCATATACAAATGTCGAAAGACAGGTGATTTTAAAAGAACTGTACAAAGAATTTTATAGAAAATGTACAGAGCGTGAAGCGTGGGCATCCGATATTAGAAAGACTGAATTAGATATGTTACTTGAAGGCTATACATTGAAGCAGATTTTAAGAGCAACATTAAAAAAGTATGGCGGTTGTGATGATGATGGTTTATATAGTTGGGCTTTAGATAATGACATTGAAAAGTTCAGAAAAATCTTCAAAGAGTGTTTCGGTATTTAATCAATGACAAAGTTGGGCGGTGTGTCAGAAATGGCACACTTGCCACCAATAGAAAGAAGGTTATCGCATGGAAAATAAAAAGCAATTAAGACCATTGACAAGGGAAGAACGCAAGTTTTCAGAAGAGAATTACCATCTAATCATGGACTTTCTGAAGAAGTCAAAACTAGATGCAGAAGAATTTTTTGATATTGTTGTGTTTGATTTCCTGTTATCAGTAGAAAAGTATTTGAATGATCCGCAATTACAAGCGAAATGCAGTTTTGAAGCGGTTTCCTATATGTATATGAAACAGGCGGTATTTGTTCACTTTAGAAAACAGAAAGCACAAAAGAGAAGTACAGAAGCCGGATCAGATATTAGTTTAGATTCAATGGATATGAATATTTCTAATCATTCCACAATGGAAACAGTCTCTAATCTGGAATATAGGGCAATGGTAAAGCAGATTGAAAACGGATTGACAGAAGAACAAAAGAAAATATTTTCTGACAAGGTGGAAGGTTATTCACTAAAGGAAATAGCGGATAATCACGGAATCAAACAGAAACGAGTATATAAACAGTTTGACAAGGTAAAGCGAATTGTTACAGAGGTAATGGAAGCATAGAAAGGATGGAAAACAATATGTTTAATTTTAGAATCATCACAACAGCAGACGGAAACCAGATTATAGATAGAAGCTTAAAAACTCCATATGAGGCACTTACACCAACGCAAATGATGGAATATATGGAAATGGATAATAACCTTGCTTTTATGGATAGGATGGAACGCAAGGCAAGAGAGAAAGCGGAGCAGACGAGGAAACTTGCAAAGAACCAATTGTATAAAATGGCTTGCATGGTTGGCTTGATATAAGGATATGGGTGATAAGGAATGTATAAAAATTATGTCTATTTTAATAAAGAAAAGTCCATTGAAAAATATAAGCAGAAAATGTTTGACAATAGTATTTTTTCAAACATGAGAAAAGTCAATCAAGGAAAAAAGGAAGAGGTATATAAAAACCACGAGGCTTTAATTTGTATAGGCAAGAGAATTGTTAGCTTTTTAATCTATGATGAACACAATGCGAAAATGATAGAGGCAGTAAAGACATTGAACGATTAAGGAAAGGACTGAAAGCGAAATGATTACATCAAAATTTTTCAATATGGGACAGGTAGTAACCACAAGATCAATCTATGATCTTATGGTAGCGGAACAGAAATTTGCGGTTGAGGTAACAGTTGCATTACAGAGATTTGCAGTTAAAGACTGGGGAAATCTGGATGATGAAGATAAAAAGACAAATGAAGAAGCGTTGAATTACCCAGATGATTTGTACCTTTTAGCTGCTTATGATACTTCAAAAGGGAAAATCTGGATCATCACCAATAGAATCTCCGAAAAGACAGGAGATAATGCCACGACAGTATGTTTTACCGATGAACGATAAACGGAAACAATGCAGAAATAAAAGGGACAGTCTGAAAAATGGCTGTCCTCAATGGAAAGAAGGAATTATTATGGCTATTGTAATTACAAACGGAGAGTATTATATACAGAACACAAAGACAGGAAAGGTAAAAAAGACAAAAGATATAAACGAGGCTACACAGTTTTATCATGTAAATAAGGCAATGCGGAAAATATTAAGCAAGCCAGCACAATGTAAAGGATATTATTTATTTGATACAGAAGATACATATGTTAAGAAGAAAAACAATAGAAAACACTATTCACAGGATGTACGAAAACTTTTGTATGATAACGTAAAAGGAAAATGTGCAATATGTGGGAAACAGCTACTTTTTTCGGAGATTACATTAGATCATATAATTCCACTGAATCAAAATGGAGAGGATGAAGTTGAAAATTTACAGATTTGTTGCTATCAGTGCAATCAAATGAAAGGCTCAATATTACCAGTAGATTTGTTCCAAAAGGTAACAGAAATTTTTATGTATCAAACAGAAAAGAAAACAACACATTCGTTAAAATGGAAAATTGTACATAGATTGTTGCAATCGTGCATCAAGTGAATTTTGCTGACCTTGAAAAAATAGGGGAAATCAAGTATAATTGGAAGTAAACATAAAATGAAAGGTTTGATTGATATGTCAGCAACGACAGTAATTAAGGATATATTAGAAGCAAAGGGAAAATCGCAGATAGAACTTGCAGAGGAAATAAATGTCACTAGGCAGAATTTGAGCAATAAAATGAGCAGAGACAAATTTTCTTCTCTTGAATTAGTGGAAATTGCGGATGCTCTGGAAATGAATCTGATTTTGAGAGATAAAGACATAGATTCTATTATAAATGACTATAAAGAATATATGAAAGACAATGAAATATCAGATGAAGATATTGAAACTACTACATCATATGTAAAGCCATTTGTTCAATTTCTGTTAGAAAAACAGGAACATATTATTGATTATCCAGAAGATGAAAAAGGAAAATCAAAACGAAATATGACAGAAGAAGAGAAAAAGGCTGCACAGAAGAAGTCAGAAGCAACAAAGGCAAGGAACGCAAAGAAGCAAGCAGAATCACAGGATAATTAAAAAGGGGCACTTGATTTCTCAAATGCCCTAGTGTATAATTTACTTAGAAAGTGAATCGGATATGACTCCGATTTGCCCTCAGTGTTAAAATGTTTATAAGAATAGCATCCTAAACTTTGGACGGTGTGGGATGCTATTTCTTTTTATTATTATGATTGTCTATGTAAGACAGAGCCGCAAAAATTACTAGCACTAAAGTTAAAACTTCAAGCGTGTTCATAGGGCATCACCCTCCTTTGTAAACTAGAGGGCATCTAATAATCGGAAAATCACATCCTGCTTTCGTTTCAATTACACAATAACAGTATAGCATAAAGGGAACGGATGTTCAAACCAAAAAGAGGTAAATCTACTATATTATATATAGAAGAAAGACCTCTTATTTTTATGGTTGCTGCCTCTGGTGAATATTATCAACAGCCTTTTCAAGTTCGATTGTCTGCCAGCGTTTGCGGATCACATCACTTTTCAGTTGTGCAAGTCGTTTGTTGATGTATTTCTCAAACCAACGCATAAGGGATTTTGGAATGAATTTATCTGGTGTGTGTTGTAGAATGGAAAACAATATATCTTCCAGTTTAGACTGAATCTTATGTAGCATATCTTTGAAGCGGTTCGGCTTCTGAATCTCAATGTAAATGTAAACCAACTCCTTCCATATATAGTATAAGGTAAGAATGGAATATATACAAGGAATAAGGCAAAAATGACCTCAATTATTTTTTCAATATAAGGGGAATATTACTGAAAAAATGTGTATTAGTAAGTAGGAAGCAAAAAGAAATTTCAATAAAATTTCTGAAAATATGCAAAATAATAATTCAATAAAATTTCTGGGAGGTGTGTGTTTATGGATGAATTGATAAGGGATTTTAAAAACAAGATGCACTTAGAGGGAAAATCCGAAAAGACAATCAAGATATATGTTGCATCGGTAAAGGAATTTTTCAGATGGTTTAATGACAGCTTCGGGGATGTAGAATTTAAGAAGCTGTATAGGGAAAATATTCTGGAATATAAAAGCTATTTGAAGAATGTGAAAATCTGTAAGAGGACAGGACAGAATCTAAATGCAAAGTCCATCAATGCAAAGTTATCTGCACTTATTAAATATAATGAGCTGATGCAACCAGATAACATTGTAATAAGCAAAGCAGACTTGATAAAGGTACAAGCGGAAATAATCAGTCCTACCAATATCACAAAAAAGGAAGTTGAAGAGTTTAGACAAAGAGTGTTGCAATCTGAAGGATGTTCCGCAAAACGGAATTATGCAATAGTCACCATTATGGCTTATGCCGGTTTACGAATATCAGAAGTATTGCATTTGAAAAAGGTAGATGTAAACACTGCTGCGAGTCAGATTAGAGTAGCAGACGGAAAAGGCGAAAAACAAAGAACTGTTATTATCAATTCTAAGGTTATCTCGGCAATAAGGGAATACCAGAGATCAGATAATGTGGAATCAGATTATTTATTCCATAACAGCAAAGGGAAGATTTTGAATCCGTCCACCATAAATAAAGTATTTGATGAATTTAGTGTTGATTGCTACCATATCCATCCGCATATGCTTAGACACTTCTTTTGTTATAACGCATTGGAGAGTGGAGCATATAGCATCAATGAGGTATCAAATCAAGCTGGACATACAAGTATAAAAACCACATTGAAGTATTTGAACCCTAACTTAGAGCAAATCAAGAAAAAGAGCGAATTATTATAAATTTTTTGGTAAGGTGGGGAAAATCATTTTCAAAATGTGCATTGTATATATGTAGGACACAAAAGGAAGGAGAGGTTAGGTGAGAAAAGAACCGAAACCAATAACAAAGCAAACTATACTGCAAATTGTTATAGGAAGCATAATTGCGGTATTGCTGATAATTTACACATAACGGAGGTAAAAGAGAATGGATAAGACATTATTAGAGTTATTAAAGGAATCAAAGGGAATGGATAAGAACAGATCACAGGAGCAGAAAACAGACGATAGACAGCAGATTTTTAATGCAGGGTTTCAGATGGGTATGCAGTACATGATGGATAAGATTGAGCGACAGTACCAGTTAGGAAAACCGATTCTTGCAAACGATCATCTGTACTGGTTAAAAGGGGAAATTGAAAATCTGCATGACATTATGGATGATATCGAATCTGAATACAATGCAGAAATAAGGAAAGATGAATAAATGCGTTATCGTACACTATATCGAGTAAAACGAAAACACTTGATTTACTAAGCAAAAATGTTTAGTAATTGCGATAACACACCAAATTAGTAGGGATTAAATTATATCGAGAATCATTCCTATATAGTGAGTAATATTGAAAATGCGTACACTAATAAGTGAATCAACTTATGACATTGAAAAACCCTACTATATAGGGCATAAACAAGGAATTAAGCTAGAAAATTGTTTATCGTATATGGAAAATGATTTTTGTATGTAACAAGTATTATTACAACAAACTAACAAACCAATCAATACTCACCACAAGAAAGGAGCAACCCAACAATGCGGAAAAGGGTAGCGCAATGTAGTTCAAAAGTATCTGTTAAGAAGTTTATGAATAAATGGGAGAAGAAGGATTTAGAAACACTAGCGGATGATTTTGGTCTTTTGCAGAGGAATGATGTTCAAGAAATAATTCAGAACTGTAAAACCTACGCAGAAGGACAACGAAAGATTATGAGAGTATATACGAAAGTATATTTGTGATGAAAGGGCGGTATTGAAGATGGATTATAAGGAATTATTTACAAAATTATATTCAGACAAATGTTTTCACAATTTTTGTAATATGGTAGATCAACTAAAAAGGGAGGAAAATAAAATAGAGTTACCATGTGATACAGCACTTTTATTGATTACAGCAAATGTTGACTATATTAAAGGCAATGAAAATATAGATGCAATACATATGCTGGTAAAAAATTATTTAAATCCTAATGGCAGGTCAATATCAAAAAATACTCCTTTTTATGATTATTTTGTCATCGCAAATATAATACTGATTGCAATGGATAATAAGAAATATTTTGAAGATGACAAGTTTATACAACTTCCATTGGATTTTACAGTATCTGCAAATAGTATCTGCAAATTTGATACATGTTCTTGTGGATATAAACCAAAGATAATCTTTTCGAGTTTTATTAACTCTTTAACAGGAAAGGCAATGTGTAAAAAATGTGGTCTTTCTGTAAAAAAAATGTTTGTACATGAAACCTCATTCTTTGACAAAAGTGATAATGGCGAGATATATGAAAACCTTGAAGAAGGTATAAAAAAGTTAGCTGATTCCTGGAATAAGGAAGTTGCAAAGGGGGAAAGTATTTTACATAGGACAATGAGGGAATTGTTGTCTTATGATGCAGAAGTTTGTGTTGATCCAATATTATATGATTTACACCAGAAATTATATAGCTATATGGTTGATAATAATATTTATAAAAAACCTAATTATTGGAATGAACGGGGGTATTGGGAAACTGCTACAGATAAAATGATGGAATGTGGAGAAGCTGTAAAGTTAGTAGAATACTATTTATGGGAGAATATGCCTAATAGAATAGCCGATTAGTTTTAAAATTGAAGATAAGGAGGTCACAACTAATGGCAACAGATAGACAGACACCTTGTTTATACTATGTATGTGCAGGACTTTGTACCAAAGGTAGAAAAGCGGATCACGCTCATTACTGCCAGCATTGTAACAAATATAAACCAAGAGCAAAGGTAAGATATAAAAATCGGAAGAAGGAAAAGCTAGAGAAAATTAGGAAGAACGAGAGATATTAGAATGAAGAGAAAATTGAAATTTTTTACATATGGATTCTATATAGGAGCAGTCTTATGGGCGTGTGGTTTGGTCGCATCTATGATTGTGGAAAATGTAACAATGAAAATCCTTTTGATTCTCATACCATTAGCAATATATTGGTTTTTCATAATAGGTAAAAGTATCATTGAAGAAAAAATTAAAAAAATTCTCCACCACAGGGGAAAACGTAATCTAAAATGTGCATTATATAAGTGAAGAGGTAATGAAGCATGGCTATAACAATGCAAGATATTATTGAAAGTAACAGAATAAAGGCAGAAGCGTGGAAAGACTGTAAAGAGAGTTTAAAAGACGATCTCACATCGGAGTAGTTGGAAAAATTAGAAGAAGTGTTTTTCACTGCTGCACAAGGTTATATTTTTAGAAGAAAGGAACATTAAGCTATGGAAACAAACAGTTTTAAATACTTCTGAAATTTACATATGGAAAACGAGCTAGATTGATAGTATAATATATTGGTATTTAGGAAAACTTTCTAAATATGTTGATTGATTGAAACGGAAAAGGTCATAGTTCACGCTATGGCTTTTTCTAATGCACAAAAATAAGCATATCTCCGCAGATTCTACCTGTTTTTGATATGCTTATCAATAAATATACAATATATAGTGTATATAGAACTGATAAAACACTATATATTGTACTTTTTAATACCTAAAATGAAAGAACAATTTCATGTGGAATTTTACTGTTTTTTGTTTCGTATAGCTTGTTTTATTCCATAAGTAATAGTATTTAATTCCAAACATTTTTTAATCAATTCATCTACATCGGTATCCTGTGTCGGCATTGTATATTCAAAATGGTAATCTAATTTTACATTACTAATAAAATCATTTAAGGATTTAATAATGTGCTCAAATAACCTTATGAAGTTAATTTTGCATGGATGATGATTTATTAGTGCTTCATTTTTGGCAGCTAAAAGATATTCATGTAATTCATATATGAAACTTTCAAATCCGAAAAGAATATCATCTAACTTTTCAATGTCGGTTTTCTCATTTATGAACATTAAATCAACAAATAGATTATAGTTGCCTTCTTCAAAGTTTACGTCGCTACATATGTCTGCATACGAATATAGCAATTTTTGTTTTGCAGAAAAACTTTCAATATTACTATTGGTTTTCTGTAAATAATCTTCTCCAACAGTTTTTCCAAAACATGTTTCGGCATCACCGTGGAATAAAGGGAACTGGTATAATTTTTGAGTATATGCAAATTCTCCTTGAAAGTTTACTCGCATTGTTTTAACCAAATTGATCATATTTCTTCTATCGTCTGGTGTTTCACAGTAACTAAATTCATCAATGATCGTATCTGATAAATCCTTTAAATTCTTTTTTAGACGCATTAAATCAACTTCATATGGTTTATCTTGTATGTAGTATTCCATTCTTTTGATACGTTCTTCATCAGATATATGCAACATATCATGATCTGGGGAATAAATACCCATAGAATTTTGTAGGTAATGATTAGGTACTGAAACATTATCATTTAATTCTACTGTTGCGGTTGGAGATAAATATTTGATAACAAATTCCTCTGCATCCATATTTTTATCTTTTGCAAAATCCTTAAATAGCAATATAAGATCGTCTCGTGAAATATTTTTTGTCCGTCTATTTTCTATGTTTGGCAGCCATGATTTGTTTTTGCCGATTTTCTCTGATAATTGGTATGCTGTCAAATTATGTTCTTTTCTTGTATCTATAATTAACTGTATAAGTTCATCTGTTATTTTTATTTTTTCAGGAAACATTAGAATTACCTCCTTGAGCGATATGTACATATTATAATGCGAAATAGTAGATATGTAAAGAATAAGCCTATAAACACATATAAAAATGAAATATGTACATATTTATGTAAAAATGATTGACAATATGTACATACAGTGTTATAGTAAGACCATGCAAGAGAGATACAAAGGTTTTCGAGACACATTACAAAGTATTTCAAATGCAATTATAAAAGTGATTGGTACATAAAAAGAAAAAGCCAATAGCAACAATCTGGATGCTGGTAACATCCAATGCTAAAGGCTCATGGTAATTGTGTAAGCCTGGTAAACTTAACACATATATTGGTATCTAAAATATTATCATGGAACATTCTTTTAGTCAAGCGTTAGCGGTCTGCTAATTGCTTATTTCCAAAACACATTTATATAGAAGAAACACGGTACCTTGACAACTTAATAAAAAAATTCTGTATCACAGGGGAATTTCACTTGTAAAAGGTGTATTAGTAAGTAGAGACACATGATAGGAGGAATCAATTTGAGAATTATGTATTCTATATTGAACATCCTCTACACGAACAAGGCGCAGAGCAAATTATACGCTTTAACACAGAAAGACATTGAAGAAGCGTTGATTGCTGATGGTGAAAAGTGGTGTGAGAGGACAGTTTACAACAAGATTAGAGCATTGGTAACCCAAGGCTATGTAAAAGAAGGACTGAGAAAAAGTAACTCCAATACTTTCTATTTGACTTCTGAAGGTATTGAGTGGATGAAAGAAGTGGAAGGAGACACAGAGAATGAATAAAAACATCAACGAGAGATTGAAGATCACAGTTATCGGATGTGGACAGGCTGGCGGTTCGATCACGGCAAGGATTGAAGAAAGTGTGAATGATTTAGGCGGTAATAAAACCAATACATCATTTGTAGGCATCAACACCAGTACAGAGGATTTGGCATCCGTCAAGTTATCCCACAAGATTCATATGAATAATTCAAAGGGAGCAGCTTGTAACCGGGAGAACGGTGTACAGGACTTAGCAGAAAGCATTGATACGATTCTGGACGAACTTCACAGCTATATTATAGAAGATTCGATTGTATTCATTGCTACATCATTAGGTGGAGGCACTGGATCAGCTATTGCACCACAGCTTGCAGAAATTCTTCTTGATGAAGGTTACAAGGTGGGAATGATCGTGGTACTTCCGGCTGATAATGAATCTTTAAAGATAAGAGACAATGCAAGACAGACATTTTATGAGATCGAGGAACTGAAGCCACGAATGGGAAGTATCTACATCCTAGACAATAACGCAACCGAAAAGATGAAGATTAACAGCACATTTGCTTCATTATTTGCAAGCGTTCTTTGCATCAATAATAAATCGCAGGATGGAAACATGGATTTAGCTGAGATTGAAGCGTGTCTTTTAACTCCATCATTCTCCATTATCACAAGAGCCAATAAGAACAACGGAACGACAGCGAATATTATTGATGTACTGAATCGTGACAGTAATATCTTTGCAAAGAGGGAAGATAAGACCATTACAACAATTGGCATCTCCGAAGCGGTATCTGCAAAGGAAAGCAAAATTGATATGACTGATCTTAGAAAAGAGATCGGAATTGCACCAACCGAGTTTCACGGCTATCTGTCAGAATCAGAGGAAAACGTGATTATCCTTAGCGGTCTGACAATGCCGTACAGTAGAGTGGACGCAATGACAGAGAGCATTCAGAAAGAAGCGGACATTATCAAAAATTCCCGAAAGGCTACAACAGAGGTTAGAACTGGAAAGAATATTAATATTTTCGCTACACCGACAGTAGAGCAGACAGTATCTACAGCAAATAAGCCGAAGGGATTAACAGCATTAGAAAAGTTAAGAGCAAAGAGAATTAGTAAGTAAACATAAAAATCATGGTGGGTAGGTTCAAAATCCTACTCACCTACATTGAGAAAAGGAAGGTAAAAACTTATGAGAACAAGAATTGAAGCGGTATTAAACAACAAGGATGCAAAAGCACAGGATTATTTCGAACTGGTAAACATCTATGAGTATTCACAGGTGACATTACAGAGGGATGGAAAAGATGTTATTTCTATGGATATTAACGAGGTTGAAGCATATCCTGGTTTCTTTGAATTTAGAGAAAAATGCACCTCTACACACTATTCTGTAGAAGAAAGTAAAATTGCTTCTGTGACAGGAAGAATGCTTGACGGCATGGACACATTCTTAATTGAGGCAGATTTAAAAGATGGTAGCAAGCTGGCAGTTGTTATCTATCATGTAGATACTAATGAGAAAAGGGAAGTGTCCGAAGGTTATTATGAATCCGATGTCTTTTCACTCATGGATTATCTGAATGAGGAAGATCATAAAGTGATGATGGCAATTATCCATGATTCGTTTGGTCTTGAAATCAAAATGAATAGTGTTAGAAATTGTACTTTAACAGAGACAGAAGAAGCGTTTGAAATGCAGATCGACACAATGACATTTCCACTTATGGATGATAGCTGCAATGAAATCTACATCAAGGAAGATAGCGTTACAGATACAATTCTGATTCGTCCTTACGGTCAGCCATTCTTAGAAATTTCTATCCTTGTATCAAAGGAAAACAGCAAGTAAAAAGAGAGAACAATATAGTAGGTAGGTTGGATAATCCAGCCTATCTACACTAAAGAAAGGAAGCATTACCGATGGCAAAAGGAAAAACAATCTGTAATGTGTGTGGACAACCATTTACAGATTTAGACGAACAGGAACATATTGGACTTCATACAAAGATTGGCTATGGAAGTCGGCACGATGGAGATACCATTGATTTAGATATTTGTTGTAGTTGCTTTGATAGTCTGATTGATAAGTTAGCAAATAAATGTATGGTGAATCCAATTCAAGAAGGATATTAAACGGAGGAATTTTTATATGGGAAAGATTTATTTTATTGCAGAAGCGAAGTATGGAGAAGAAACAATTACAAGTGATGAACTGTATTATATAGGCGATCATGATGGAAGTATTCTGTTTGATAATATTTTCAAGATCACCGATTTAGATGAATATATGAAAGCACCAAACAGACAGGAATTTACACAGACCATTGTTCCTATGGTAGAGGATTATTTTTCAGAAGAGGGAAAATTTGACAGTGTAATGATTACTGCTGTAAATAAAAATACTCATATTTTCCAGTGGGGAATTGAGGTTGTAAGAGTAGATGATGAACATATTAAATGTGATTTTATTGATTGGAAGAAAGAGAATATGATTTTTTCATTCTACAAACAGTACAAGGTAACAAACAATGTCAAAGATGAAGCATATACCCAATGGATTGAAGGCTTTGTAAGAAGTGTTATCCATGAAGCAAACATAGTTTGTTCCGAAGTTGTTATTACAGATATTGAACCTAACAAGCGAATTTTCCTTTTGATTGATGGTAAGGAATATGACATTAGAACATGGAGTTATAAGCCGTTAGATGAAGATAAGGAAGGAAATTTATTTTCAGAAACAGTAGTGTACACGCTGTATAAAATCATTCCAGACAAAGACGGATCACACGGAGAAGATGTTGTTGATGGTCAGTGCAATATCTATTGGGATGTGAAGTAGAAGGGAGAATACTATATATGAGAAGTAGAAGAAGAACAAATGCAAACAGATTATTAAAAGCTATCACAGATAATCTTGTATCAGTCACAAGTGCAGTAGTGAACCATGATGAAGGTATGAAAGAACCAATATCAGTTGAAAAATTCACGGAAGATTTGGAGTTTTATGTAAATTCTGGCATATTTGCCGATACGATTGATTTTTCGTATGAAAAAATTGCAGAAGATAAACTGCATATTGCGATCGGAAAAGCAAGTTGTTACTGCTATGACGATATAGATGTGACATTGCAGCTTGGTGATGGTGTGGATATGGAAACTGCCACAAAACAGTTATATGAAGATTTTAGCGAAAGATTGTCAGCATAAAGAGAGAACAATATATTAGAGGTCATTCAGTCAGATTGATAAAGGAAATTACGAGATATTTTCTCATTCCTGCCTTATATAGAAGAAAGGAAACAGAAGATATGGCAAAAGGATTAACAAGATGTAACGTATGTGGAAAAACGGCAGAGCAAGTATTTGAAAATCAGATGCTTATTAGCATCCATGATCGTATCGGTTATGGCAGTAAACATGACGGAAGTATGCTTGATTTAGATATTTGTTCAGATTGTTTTGACAAGCTGATTGATGGCTTTGCAGAAAAGTGTGCTATCAATCCAATTAAAGAAAATTATTAGAATACGGAGGAATACAGTATATGAATGGAAGCGTTTTACTCTTTGACAATCAAAAGGGATGGGGATTTATAAGAGGTTCGGATAATAAGGACTATTTTGTGCATTACAGCAATATTGAAACTGATAGAAAAAGGAATTTATCAGAAGAAGATATTGTGTCTTTTGAGGTGGGAATTGGAACTAATGGCAAAAAACAGGCACTTCATGTACAGCCAATTCTTACATACAAGATGGTAAAGAGAGCATTGAAGGATGAAGGGTATCATATCAAGCCAATTAAAGACCAGTATAACATCAATAAGTATATTGTCATAAATTCAGATAATGTAGTACAGACAGATGAACACGGCATGACATTTGAAGAACTTGCTGCATATGCTGGATTTTCAGTTAATGAAGAATAAAACAGGAGGATTAAAAGATATGACAAATTTAAGTTTAGACAAATTAAGAAAAGGAACAGGCGCATTTATTTCAGAATCCGATTTTCAGGTTATTCAGTTAGAATATCTTGATTATTTGGAAGAGAATGGTTTGATAGACGCAGAAGCTAATGCTGAAAAATTTTGTGAGATTTGGGTAGAGGAGCAAGAAAATCTTGATACATTCAAACAAACTTCTGATGGCAAGATTGAATATTACAGCATGGATGCAGATGATACACCTATGACAACAGAAGAATATCTGAATGATTTGGATATGACATCGTATCATTGGGAAAATCTATGCCGTAGCTATTGGAAGATTTTTGAGGACATTCTTAACACGGGTAATGTGGATATGAAATTGCTTGCAAATATTTTAGCAGAAAGAACAATCTCACATGAGCAGATCTACGAATTGCAGAAGGCAATCAAATGTCGAGTCGCAGAGTTAGTGGCAAATGACAATAAAGATTTATTGGATGATAGCTTGAAATATCCATGCGGTTGTTAAAAATGCAAAAAGTATTTTCTTAACGGAGAATATTAATAATAGGTGGAAGTCCTGATAGGGTAAGTTCCTATCCCATCAAAACATTAACATAGAGGATCAGCGAAAGGCTGATTCTCACCTATAAAAATTTGGAGGACAAACATAATGAGTAAAGACGTACAGAAATTTTTAGGAACACAGGTAAAGAAATTATTATCAAAAGCAGTTGGTGGAATTTATATAGGAAGAGTTTGCCATACAATAACTGGCTATTATGACAAATTTAAGATTACAGATGATGGACTGGAAATTACAGTAAATGATTTGCTTACTGCAAAAATTCCAATTTCAGAAGAACAGGAATTTATCAATTATTCCATTGCAGGTGAAACAGAAGATGAGGAATGGGATGGCAGTACATTTTTTGAATACGAATTTGAAATCTGTAATTATACCATCGGATTCAATCTGACAAAAATTGAAGATACATTGACATGGGAGCAGTTTAAAGAATTAGTTGGCGATGGGAATATCCCTTATAAAGTTTGTAGCATTGATAGCTATTTATTGTATGTAGACATGAATAATTGCATGGTTCGCCTTGATGATACTTTTGATAACATTGAGGTAAGCTCATTATATGCAAGTATTGAGATTAGTAAGAACCTTGTAGACAAAATCTATAATGATTCGCCTGAATCTGGAAGCGTATGTTATCGTATTGAATTTAACAATGGTATGTCAGACATTACAATTGAGCCTGAGAGTGTATCTAAAGTATTTTAGAGAACAATATATTAACAGAGATATTTGTTACAGTGAGATGACGCAACCGACTATTGAAGCGAATAGTTACAGTTCAGAACGGATTTTCATATCCCCTTTTATTAAAACATATATCAGTGAAGATGCTGATTACATATCAAACGGATAGACAGGCATAGTGTCAGAAATGGCATTATGCCTACATTAAATTAGAATTGGAGGAATGAGTTATTATTACAGAAGAAAGAATAGACTATATGGATTATCTGAATCCATGTAACAAAAATCAGACTGCAAAGGTATTGGAAAGATTCTTTCATATCTCAAATGGGAGAGAGTATGTATCTGTAATACCAGATGAAGTAGAAAGAATAACAAAATTACCAACGCAGGAAGAAGTGAAATCAGATTCAGATAGAGCAATATCATATGCGAGAGATATTATCTTAAATGCTGGAAAATATAAAGATATGGATTTAGACGAGGATATATTGAAAAAATATACTTGTGATTTAGATCCATTGCTTGACAAGATACTTGCAATCAATATTGCAGATATTTTGAATAGACAGAGCCAATATAAAGATAATGAGCAATTAAAAAATGTTTGGATTACTTCAATAGAAGAATTAAAAACAGACTTCAAAAAAGGATTAGAAGATACACCATCTATACCACAGATTATTGATGGAATTGATACATCAAAACTTGTAATTGGAATGACTGTTAAAAATTATAAGATAATGTGCGAAATGTTAGAGCAACCAGAAAAGGGTGGAAAAGCTAGGAAATTACAGTTAGAAGATTGGAAAAGATATTTTGACTGGGAGAAGTCAGGACAGAAATTTATTATAACGGATGTTTATGATACACCTTTGACCAAAGAGGATAAAAGAAAATTAGGAAATAATTCAATCTATGTCAAATATATAGAAGTAATTCTGCTGCAATACCTATCAAAACAGCAAGGGTTTACAAAGACATTTACAAAACGTAACTGGTGGGAAATGTTGGGGATTGTAAATGAGCAATACGGAAAGAAGTCTGAGAAGGAATTAACCAATTTGGATTACAAGGTTACTCCGTGGGAAGTAAAACATTTTTATCAAAGGTGTAATAAGAAATTGGAAGAGATTTTATTTTCTGCATTGAACAGTTTAAGGAGCAGAAAACTCATAACATATGAGATTCAGACAATGATTGTAAAGTGGAATCCACAAAAGCGTTGTGATGAATATTTTGAAGCTACGGACAATCAGAAAAAACAGATATTGGAAGTTGAGCATTATGTACTCCATAATGTTATGAAATATGAAAAGATGGTACAGGTCTTTTTGAAATTCCAACAGCAAGAATATTATCAAAAAGTAAATGATTTACTATATGAATGCTATGGTTGGAATCACTGTTACAAGCAAATCAAAATTATCTATACTCCTGAAGGAGTTCGTGAAGTATACCCAGAACTTGAAGCAAAATTACAAAAAGAATTGTTGAATGAAAAAATATGTGAAGTGGTAGATGAAAATGCTAAAAACACATTTCAGAAATGGCAGACAGATTATCAACAGTGGAAAGATGAAATAGCATCAAGAACATGGGTTGAGAATGGAAAAATAATTCCAAGACCAAGAAAGCCATTTATGCCAGAGCATATAGATGAAGAAACTTATTTGGGAGCACAAAGCATATTAAAAAATGAACTTATACAAATAGGTCACAAGAATATGGTATTTTCGACAGAAGATTTTCTTGAAAGTAATAATGAGTTAGATAGCATATTTGATTTTACAAAGTGAAAAAAATGACACTTTAAAATCGTAACAATAAACATAACCCTATATTACGAAGATAAGGTGTCATTTTTTGAAAATACATAAAAATCATACGAGAATCAATGATTTTGTGTAGTGACGCAAGGAACGGAACAAATATCATTTGTGGCTGCCACGCAGACACCCATTAAGGAGATAAGACATGGATAGAAGTTATAGATTAAAGATGGAAGATAAATTGAATACAAATACTCTTACAAAAGAGTACATATTAAATTGCATAGCAAAACATGAGAAGAAAATCAATGACCTTGCTTATAAGGAAAAGCAGTACAGAGCATCCAATTATAACAATCATAAGTTGGAACTGGATAAGCTGATAGAATACAGACAACCTTTTGTTGATGTTCTTATGAAAGAATACAGAATGTCATTAGATGATATTAAAACTGCATTATCTAATGTAAAAGATAAAAATATTCCTACTAATGCTGTATGTGACCAGATAAGAAGGATTATTACTAATGGATGTTACTTTCTTGAATAAGTGGGTTTCTGTTCCAGAAACAAAAAGATTTGTTCCGCTATGGCTACACAAATCTTTCAACGAGCGAATATATCTAATAGAAACTTAATTTGAGCGTACCTTGAATGGCTCAAAATATGAATTAAACATTATAATTCATACGATAAAGAGAGAGTATGTCGGCTGCCTATCGGCATCCGAAATAAGCACTCACTATTTATCGGAATGATAAGTTTACAATTTTTCACTTATAGATGGAGAATAGATATTATGATAACAATAGAAAAAGCGTATGAAAAATTTTATAAATTATTGGAACAGATTGATAATTCAGATATTTCTCTGAGTAGCAAGTACGAATTGTATAAGGATATGGAATCTGAAATTGAACAGAAAAAGCAACAAGCGTATGCAGATATGCATGAATATTGATAAAGGAGATTTTAATAATGGCAAATAAAAATAATGAATTTTGTTGTATGTGTGGAAGCAAAAAAGATGAAGTAGACAAGCTGATTAGAGGTAAATATGGATATATCTGTGATAGCTGTATCAGTATAGCAAGCGATTTACTCAATGATGAAGAAGAGGAATCTATCACAAATAATATGCAGTTGGCTACTCCTTCACAGATTAAAGCACATTTGGATCAGTATGTGATTGGACAGGATGAAGCAAAGAGAACACTTGCAGTTGCGGTCTACAATCACTATAAGAGATTGAAACAGAATAAGAAATCTGATGTTGAAATACAGAAATCCAATATCCTTATGATTGGTTCAACCGGCAGTGGTAAGACACTGATTGCACAAAGTTTAGCAAAATTCTTAGGTGTTCCATTTGCTATTGCTGACGCTACAACACTTACTGAAGCTGGTTATGTTGGTGACGATGTAGAGGTCATGTTAAGAACACTCTTACAGAATGCAAATTATGACATTGAATCAGCACAAAGAGGAATTATCTATATTGATGAGATAGATAAGATTTCTCGTAAAGGCGAGAATGTTTCTATCACAAGAGATGTGTCAGGTGAGGGAGTACAGCAAGCATTACTTAAAATTATTGAGGGTACAGTATCAGAAGTGCCAGTGACAGGAAGTAGGAAACATCCACAAGCTGAAACAATAAAGATTGATACATCTAACATACTTTTCATTTGTGGTGGTGCATTTGATGGCATTGATAAGATTATCGGCAAGGAAGAGACACATAATTCTATTGGATTTGGTGCAAATGTTTCCGATAAAAAGGAATCGGTTGCCGATTTGTCAAAGGTTGAGCAGCACGATCTTGTGAAATATGGACTTATGCCAGAATTGATAGGTAGACTTCCTATTATAACCGCACTTAATCCGCTATCAGAGGATGATTTGGTGCATATTCTCACAGAGCCTAAGAACGCTATCACAAAGCAGTACCAGGAGTTATTATCTATGGATGGTGTTAAGCTGGAATTTGAGGACGAAGCATTGAGAAAGATTGCGGAGTTGGCTATTAAAAAGAAAACAGGTGCGAGAGGATTACGTTCTATAATCGAGGGTTCTATGCAGAAGATAATGTTTGAAATTCCCGATATGTCAATAGCAAAGAAAGTCGTTGTAACTGCTGATTGCGTGGAAGGAAAAGCGGATGCATTGGTGTTCGGTGCAAGGAATAAGAAGATAGCGTAACATTTTCTCCATTTGGAGAAGAAGTTCATTGCACTCCAATTGGAGTGTATTGGAATAAGGAAAGGAGCGTTACTGAAATAAGCTCTGCTGAAATCAGCGCAACTTTAATCGGTAACAAAATACATATGAGATATGAAACATATGAGCAAGAACAAGCTGGATTGAAAAAAGAATATGAAGAATTTTTACAAGGAGAATGGTACTATCAATATTCCTTTAAATTAAATTGTGAATACTGTGGTAGAGAGTTTTATTCAAGAAATCGCAGACGTAAATATTGTTGCTACAGATGTGTAAATGATAATTATATTCAGAAACGAAAAGAAAGAAAACAGTTAGAGAAAAATCGTGTATGTGTGATTTGCAATAAACCTTTTGTGGCTAAGAAAAAGGATGCTATGTATTGTTCAAATGCTTGTAAGCAGAAAGCATACAGATTAAAGAAAAAAGATGTTACTGATTGATGTTTCGTCCATTTGGACGGAAAGCGAGAAAATGTTACCGATATAGGTTCTCTCCAATTGGAGTGCAGTTTATAAGGTGTTACTAATCTAAGTTTTCTCCAAACGGAGAACAATTAAAATGTTATTGATATAGGTTGTGGCAAATTTGCCATAACTGAAAATGGTAACGGAAGGAGAATATACATTATGGGTGCGATTGTTAATTTTACAGATACTAAAAAGAAGAAACTTAATACATCAAAGATAAAAGAACTTACATTGAAAATGTCAGATATAATCGGTGATGCTGAACTTACTGAAATGGAAGATGGAGATATTTTAATGGATTCAGTTTCAGAAGCGAAAGTTAAAGAGATAGAAGGATTGATACATCTGGAATATTTGAAAGCTGGTTATAAAATAGAGGAGATTTGCTTATGAGTAATAAATTTACAGTTGAAACAGGAAACAAAGACACAGCCGAACTAAACAGGCTTACAAGGGTGATTGCTTTACATGATATGCGGAATAGACAGTATCACAATACTGTTAGTAGTATGTTCCAAAAGCACAAGAGCATAGATGATTGGTCGCAGGATGAATTGATGAAAGTTGCTCTATGCGGTGTGAAGTATATAAAATGCGTTGCAGATATTGAGAGAGAAAACCAGAGATTAGATTCAAGCTACAATACACCATTTGCAATAAAAGAAGCAGGATTTAATATGATAGATGTTCTGTTTGGTATTATAGGTCGTATCAAGCTGAAAAATCTGATTAAGATATTCCCGATAGATAAAACCTATGATGGCGATAAATGGGGATGTAAGGATTACTTTTTCACGATGGATGTTCTGAAGGAAAAAGGATTGGACAATGCGGTTGGTCGTGATGGTGTATTCGATTTAATGTGGGATTATGAGAACAGAGATTTGAGAGAGTTCACAGTATTCTATATGAGTTGCGTGAGTGCAATGTACAAACAGCAGACAGGTGTTGGTATGGCTGAAAAATTCTGTGAAGATAACGGAATTGGCACTTACACGATAGATAAAGAAAATGGTCTGCTTATTGATAATCAGAGTGGAGAAATTGCAAAATTGAGCAACAAGCATTCATTTATGCAGATTGTGAAGTAAAATTGCATTTTCCGAAAAAGTGACCTTCAATATCTTCCCTATGTAGGCAACATTTTATTTTGAAATATCCAATGAAACCAGTATTTCTTATCAAGAATTTTCAATAGTCGTTACATGAGTTTTCATAGCTTATGTAATGGCTTTTCAAGCGTTATTCACGCAGTATTCAAAAGTAATGATGATAACTGAATATGGAACACGAAAAAATCAAAAAAGTTTCTTCCTAAGTGGAGAATATTATAAATAGAAGGTGTATTTATTTGTAGAGAGTTCAAACATCTCCATTGATAAAAGCACGTTCTGTAACAGGCATAATAAAAATAATTAGTACGATTGGAGAAATTTATATGAAACAGAAAGAGGAAGGATTTGTACCAGTTCAATATAAAATATTGAAATTGAGTTCAAGAATGATAATCAATACACCTAACAGAGAGCATGAAAAGAAAGAAAAGGGTAGTGGAGAGATTGAATTTTATAGTATTCCAGAAATTCCGTTGATTGATTGGCTGACTAAATCATATGGAGATAGCGGACTTGTTACTATTGGTGATAACATTCTTTTTCAAAAAATCAGAGAGGTTGTAAGTCCTGAAACAACCATAGATGAAAATGGGGAAGATATTACACCGAATGAACAACAATATAGAGCATATCTGAAATTAAAAGAGATGCGAAAAGAGATTAAGAAGTTGAAACGAAAAGCAAATGAGCATCCGACAGAGGGTAGGATCAATGCTATCAATGACAAGATAATGGACATGGAGAAGTTTTTATTTTTCCCATATGTTATCAGCGTTGAAACAAATAAGACAGGCTATGACAAGTTTTCAAAAAAAGGATTTTATTACAATGGCAAAAAGTATGTCAGAAGAAGTGCTAGTAGTGGAAATCTGAAACAGAACACAGTTTTATTCATACAGGAAGATATTCTTGATAAGGTGTTGCCGAAAATCAGAGTAGGCTTCCAGCTTGATGTAAAAACATCTGAAATATTACCACCTTCTAAATTTGGAGCATATGAGGGACTTACTACAACAGGCTGTATATTTGTTAGAAAGCCTAGAGTTGTGGTTATTCCCGATTTTGAATATATAACCTTTAAGGATAAGAACAATAAAAATCATTTGGTCTACTTTGTGAAGAAAAATAAGGATGAAGATTCAGATAGTTTCACTTATGACATTGATACAAGACCATTCTTTGAAACAAAGTGGGAAGAAGATGAAAATGGAAATATTATTCATACAGCATATCTCAATTCCTTTGATGGTATGGGATTGATTACACCGACATTCGCGGAGAAATGGGCGAAAGATTTACACATTGACTATATCCCATCTGCCTTTAATGCTAGAAGTATTGGTGTAAAAGGCTTGCTTGTAACATTTCCTATTATGGAATATGCCAGGGCAAAAGGATTTGAAACGATTGTAGATGTCAGATACAAAGGTATGAGTGAGGACGAAATAGAGTATATCCCGATTGAGGATGTGGATGTTATTCTGACAGAATCACAATGGAAATATAAGAAATTGTATAAATCAGATGGTATGGGTTGCAATTTTGACCTTTATAATGGAAATCCAGAAGCATTGTGGGGAGTACAGAGAGTTGCGCCTAAACCAAAAGATGAAAAAGATTGTGTGCGTCAGAATTACCAGCTCACAACGACAAGTAATGTTCGTGAAGATGAAGATATTGACAAGCTGATTGCGCCTACAGAGAAGTATTTAAGATTACTTGCCGAAGGTAAGCCAGAATACATTTTATATGCACTTGCAAAAGATATAAAAGATTTGTCGGACACAGAAGATGAAGAAGATATGGACGATGAAGAATCAGACATTGATTGTGAGGAAGATAATGGGGCAGATAATGAGGATGTAGATGCAGAAGAGGAATTGAAAACTACCACATTGAATAATGCCCTACTGAAAAATCCTGATTTGATAAAAGATAAATATGTGGGCGGTCAAATTCAGAAAATCATCAAAAGTTATTTGAATCGTGCAAAGGCAGGAAAATTATATCCCGATGGGAACAGTAATTATCAGTTTATGATTAGTGATCCATATGCTTTATGTCAATGGGCTTTTAATTGGTACTATTGGATGGATGAAAAAGGGGGTATTTCCGATTCACATAAGCATAGAGCAACACAGGTCACAAGAGATATTGAAGCGAATGGAATTGGTCTTATTCCACCTAATGCAGTATATAGCAAGTATTGGATGAAAAAGAGAGTTGAAAAAATTGATGCTTGCCGTTCTCCAATGACCGATATTGCAGAACATAATATTTTGGATGTTTGCAACAAAGATAACGTGTATAGGCTTGGTATCACACCAGAAATCTATGATGAAATGGAACGATATTATAAGTATATCAATAGCGGAATTATCTACAGTTTACATGATTTATCTACAGTAAAACACAGTGATAGTGATTTTGACAGTGACATGGTTTGTACGTTCAATTCAGAGGTTTATATTAATAATGCGTGGGATGTTTACCCTACGACTTATGAAAAAGGTGTAGACAACATGACACCGAAAAAATATGACATTACAGAAGCCACGGAATCAGATAAACAGGGATTTGGTAATGAGGTCGGTGTATATTCTAATATGAGTACAAGCCTATTTGCAATGATGCCATTATTCCCGGTTGATGAAGAAAAAGCGGAAATCACAGTAGATGAAAATGGAAATAAGGTTGTAAAGCATCCAGAATATCTACACCATACTGATCTGAACTATCCAGAGTATGATTGCAGCGTTGGACAGCTTGAATTATTTAAGAGCATTAAGAAGGATAGATTCTTAATCGGAGAAGAGATTGATTCTACAAAGACAGGTGTGAAACCGAAACTATCACAGGAATTTAAGATTGCTAATTGGAAAGAGCAGAAAGATGAAATCAGAAGATCCACACAGAAAGAAAAAGAAAAGTATGCAGAGAAACTTCAAGAGAGTAACAAGTATATTCCGAACTATTTACCATACTTTTTCATCAATGTTAAGAGTAATTACAAGGATAAGTACACAAAGTATCAGTCCAGAATGAGGGATATTTGCAAGATGTACACCTTTGAATCCATTGATACATTTGTAAAGGATGTAATGCATGGTAAGAGAAAATTAGTAACAGAGGACGAAAAATACTTCTGGAATTATTACAAGGATAACTGCCCTTTACTTCTTACAGACTGCCTTATGAATAAGATTTGTTGGAAACTGGAAATCTTTGAGGAAGAACTTGATAAGACTATGAAGGAAAAATGGAAGAGTGCAGACAGCTATATCCTTATGAGTTATGCAAAGGAAGTAAAGGTCACACCATCCGAAAAGAAGTTTATCAAGTCCACCTATGAAAAGTTTGTGTCGGAACTGATGAAGATTTACAGCAAAAAGAATCACAAGAGTACAGAAGAAAAGACGCAAACTTTTACAGTTAGTAAATTAGATGCCTTGATATTCGACACAAGGAAGGAAGTACTCACAGAATTAAAGGTTGGATTTGCTGAAATCTTTAATATGCTGGTAACTGTATTAAAGGAATATCCAAAGAGCAAGTACACCAGTATCAATAATTTTATCTGGAAGGTTATGGGGGATGATATTTTAGATGTTATTCCTTATAGCAAGAAGAAAATTGATTTTGCTGTACCTTCAGAAGCAAAGAAATATACAGACAATGAGCCGATAACAATTCTTGGAAAAGACATTGTATTCTGGGAAGAAGATAGAAACATTGAGGAGGAAGAAGATGATTAGAAGTAATATACTATGTGCTGATTTTTCAGACGAATATAAATGTAGAAGCATAATGAAAACATTTGATTATGGCAAGGACAACCTTGCTGTAATCCATGATGTTATTGAGAATTACGACAGCTTATCAGAGGAAGAGCAGAAAAAGCAAATACTGCTGCATTTTGCACATATAAAGAGAGCCTTAAATATTACGGATAAACAACTATTGGATAAAATACTTAATGACAAAATCAATGCCAGAGAGTATGAATATATCCGCAAAATACCTACATATAAGCCTCGTACAATAGAGAAGATGATAAAATATGATATTGTCAAAATGACAGGCAAGAAAGATTGGACGATTGATGATATTGAAGAGGTTTTCAAGACCAGAAAAGATGAAATTATGGAGCGACTTTGCTTATACACCAATGAAGAGTATATTGCAGATGAAAAGAATAAGGATAGAAAGAGTAAAAAGATTTTCAAAAATCTATATGAAGTCGATTCTTATGATAAAGACGGAAATCCTAAGAAAAGTGAATCACTGGTAAACTTTATCAGAGAGTATTTGAACGACACAAAACAAGATCGTGATTGTGAGGTATTTTTTAATGACAAACCGATTGTGATATACAAGAGTGAGATTCAGAAGATAAAGGAAATCAGTAAGAAGTATCGCACCAATGATAAAGATGGTCGCAGGATAGTAAGATTAGCTTGTCTATTATTGGCATGGCAGAAAGCGGATCAGAACAGATATTATAATCATAGGGATTATGCGGTGTATATCATGGAACGATTGCTTGAATATAATCCGATTGTTGAAGTTGAGGGCAGAAGTGACAGCAAAGCTATGATTCAAGATTATAAGAAATTACAGGACGATGGATATTTTGAAAAGGTATTGCCGAAAGTGGCAGTTCCTAGAGAGATAGAAGTAAATATGTATTATCGTATGACCTTTTGTGTTGATAGGGATAATGCAGATAATGAAGAAGTGGCACTTGTAATAACTGATTTTGAAAATATATGGGAGCAGATATTTGTAGTGGCATTTGGTGAGTTTGATGTATTGGAACAGCCGAAAGAAAAGGACATAAAAAAAGGTATCATACAATCATATGATACAAGAAATAAGTCGGGAAAAGTTTTTATTGAAGATAAAGGGCGAGAGTACCCATTCACTTCTAATGGTAAATACAAGGAAGGACAGGAAGTAAACGTATTTATCATTGATAGTAAGAAGAATAAAGTGCAGATTCTGAAAAAGGATAATGAGCGTGTCTATATGAAATATAAGGCGGTTAAAAGATGTTCCTCATGCGGTAGGATGTTTTATGCAAAGCAGATGGGGAATGGTACTGGTAATTGCGATAAGTGTAACAGACGATAGTTCGTGTTAGTTTTCGTAAAATCGAACATATTTTCGCAAGTTAAAGTCCTGCAAATGGCTTAAAATAAGGGTTTTCTTGGAGTGATTATTTTCGCATATATATGGAAAGACATATAAATTGGGCTTGAAGGTGAGTTTGACACCGACAAGTTATGAGTGTACTTCTTCAAAGATACATAAGTCCTCAAACAGCTTGTGTATTTCATAAAAATAGTATCGTATTCAAAACAATAACAAATGATATTGGCACACGAAAAACAGTTTATATGACACCCCATAAAAGGGTAAAGTGGTTCGGTCGTACTAGCTGCTTTACCTTTTTATTATGCCAAAAATTTTTGTTGGCAGAAAGGAGTATTATGTGAGTTTACAACAAGAATTAAATGACTACATTAAAAAGAATGGATTGAAGAAATCCTTTGTTGCAGACGAAATCGATATGAGTGGTTCAAAACTAAGTAATTTTCTGCATGGGAAACTTCTTATGACGGATGAAGTGGAAAACAAGATCAGAAATTATTTAGACCAGAAAAAATAATCCTTCAGATATTTACGCTTCTATGCGTTTATATAATAAATATCAATTCTATTTTTCTATGATAATTCAATCAGAAATTCCAATTATGTGTGAGTGTTTATCTCACAACCTTTTATTTTTTATGCGACAAAATGAGTAAAATAAACCATTTTGATTATATCAGATGGGAAATGGAATTGTCAATAAGAAAAATTCAAAAAGGAGGAAAAAGATTTATGGCAGTAAATGACTTTATTGTAAATCTTGTTGCTGGTCTTAGCAAAACGAAAAGCAAGCAACAGATTAAGTCAGACGCAAAAAGTCTTGTCGATATGTACGTCAAGCTGATTGGAAACCTTGATATGCCAAAGACAAGGAAAGTAATCAAATCACAGTTGAAGGGATTAAATAATCTTACATTCAACATCACACCGAATGTAAATACAAAAGGTGTACAGTCGGCAACCAAACAGGCAATTAACAACGCACAGAGGGTTGCAAATAATAATAAGGTTCATCTGAACTTTGATACAAGCAAGCAACAGTTAGTGAACCAGATTAAGATTCTGGGAAGGAATAATAATAAACTTTTCAATAATCATGAAATGACCGCTAAATACAATCAGTTGCTTAATGCCGCTAATGTAGCAAAGAGTACAGGAGAACTAAAAACTCTTAGAGGTGAGTTGTCGGCATTTAAGACGGAGCTTGTAGCAACGAATAATGCAGGTATGACTTGGGGAAGTAAATTCAAAGAATCTGTTAAGAGTTATACGAAATTTTTTAGTGGTGCAAGTCTGGTTTATGCCATTTCTAATCAGGTCAGAAATGCAGCAACCGAAGCAAAGACATTAGATGATAGTCTTGTAAATCTTCAGAAAGTAACAGATGAAATTTCTGACAGAGACGCATTATATAAGTATTTTGATAAATCTCTTAGCAAGGCACAGGAACTTAATGTAAAAGTTGGTTCATTGATTGATGCTGTGACAGAGTTCAAAAAACTTGGTTGGGATTTAGACGATGCGGAACTTGGGGCGAAGTGGGCGAACATCTTATCAAACGTTGGAGATGTAGACATTGATACGGCAATCGGTTCAATTAAGACTTCTATTGCTTCATTTGATGAAATTGGTGGTTATGGAAACGACCAGATGGACAAGAAACTTGAAGCCTATACAGACCTCATCAATAATATGTCAAACAAGTACAGTATTGATGCGGAAGGGTTAGCCGAAAGCATTAGATTATCGGCTGGTACATTGACAGAAGCACATATGAGTATTGAACAAGCTGCTACAATGTTTGCTACAGCTAATAAATACTATAATGATCCGTCATACCTCGGTAACACAGCAAAGATCGGTTCATTAAGAATGAGAGCTTCATCTGGTGATACAGATGCTATTGAAGAGTTGCAGGAGATGGGCGAAGAAGTTGACGATTTAGCAACAGCCACAAGTAACTTGCGTGAAAAGCTCATGGCATTAACTGGTGTTGATATTATGGAAGATGAGCATACATTCAAATCTTATTATGACCAGTTATACGAGATTTCACAAGTTATGGATAAGTTGGATGATACCTCACGTGCAAATGTTCTTGAGACTATGTTCGGTAAATCGAGAAGTGCAGCAGGTGCAGCTATTTTATCTGGTATGAAGGAATCTGCATCAGCTTATGAAGATGCAATCAATAGTGCAGGAAGTGCTACAGAAGAGTATCAAACTTGGATGACCAGTGCTGACGCAGCGTGTCAGAGGTTTTCTAACACTCTTACAGAGACATATCAGAGTATTATCAATGGTAATACAGTACGTGACCTTGCCAATTTAGGTTCGGCAGTTTTGGAATTTGCTAATAATTGGGGAATTGTAGAAGGTACGCTAAAAGGTGTAATTGCACTCAATCTTGGTAAGTTTATTGCTACTGGTGGTATGGCACTCATTACAGCTACAAAACAAGTAGAGCAATATGGAAAAGCCTTACAGATGGCAAGTAATGTTCCGAATGGTAACTTATCTGCTAGATTCCAGGCATTAAAGAGTATTGCACAGGCAACAAGTACATTGACAACAGAACAGTTAAGAAATGTATTAGCCACAAACACACTTACTCAGGCTGACAGAGTGCGTATTTTACAGATGCAAGGTATGACAAAAGAGATGGCATTACAGAAACTTGCTGAGATGAATCTGACGCAAGCGACAAATGCACAGACCGCAGCTAATACAACTAGTACAGCAAGTACATTTTCGCTGAAAGCGGCTATGACTGGACTTGGTGCTACATTAAAGAGTGTATTTCTTAGCAATCCAGTAGGAATTGTACTTATGGGTATAAGTCTTGGAGTTAGTGCAGTAACATCCGCAGTATCTAAGCATAATCAAGCTGTAGAGGAAGCACGACAAAAAGCTAAAGAAGCAGCAGATGCAGCCAATACATTAGGTGACGAGATTGCTACATTAGCAAACAAATACATCCAGTTATCGGATGCAGTAAAAACAGACGCAAGTGAAAAAGAAGATTTAATGACTACTCAGACAGAGTTATTAAAGAAGCTTGGACTTGAAGGAGAAAGCATTGATGATTTGATTGCGAAATATGGTTCTTTATCAAATGCCATTAAACAAGCAAGCATTGATTCATTGAAAAATCAACAGATTGACTTGATTGCTGGTGTAAATGCAGCAAAAGAAGAGTTGATGGATGTTGCAAAAGATAACTTCTGGGGTACTAACAATATTATTAGTGCATCGGGAGAAGAAGCAGTAAAAGCATTTAAAGAGCTTGAAAAAGCTGGTGTAATTGATAGTGGTTCATATGGTACTGGTGGTGGTCAGTTAGTTTTAATTGGCGATGATACAGTTGAGGGAGCATTAGAAAATTACAAAAAACTCGAAGATGCAGTAAACGCATTAAGAGATTCAGAAGTATTCACGGCTGATGAATTATCAGACAATTCACTGTTTAATTCTATCTATAGTAGATATAGTGAGATGAAGGAATCAGTAGAGGCATACAATTCATCTATTGATAACTTAAATGAAAACTTGGCTCAACAGACAATGTTAACAGCGTTACAGGGTAATGAATTACCTAAGACAGAAGAAGATTTTAACAAATTTAAGCAAGAACTGATTGATACAGCAGTTATAAGCAAACAATTTATTGGAAACGAAAAGGAGATTACCGATGCGATTAACAATTATCTATCGACAGTTCCTGAGTTTGAAGGCTATTACAGCATTCCTCTGGAGAACGAACTTGATAAAGTAGATGAATTGTTGAATCAAGAGGACTTTTCAAAAACATTTACTGATACACTTGCACAAGTTCAGGCTTTATCGGATGGTTTAGACCAACTTGATAAAATCTATGCTGATGTATACGATAAAGAAGATTTTGATTGGTCTTCTATTCTTAATAATGAAGATTTCAAAAAACAATTTGGTGAATTAGGAAGCGTTTATGATGATTTTATTAAAACAATTGCAAATTCACCTTCCGACTTAGGTGCATGTCAATCTGCTTTTAATAAACTTACAACTGAATATATCAATAATTCAGATGTAATGAAAAATCTTACAGAAGATACAAAAGCTGGCACTGTTGCTATGCTTGAACAGATGGGTGTAGCTAATGCAGAAGAAATGGTCGAGGCTCGTTTAGCAGCACAGAAATATGCTACAGCTAATGGATGTATTGATCTTGCAAATGCAACATGGGAAGAGATTTCTGCATTAATTGCTGAAGGTAACGCTTCTCAGGAGACACAACAGTATCTTGCTAATTTAGCACTGTCAAAAATTGATGTTAATAATATTAAGCTGGACACAAAAGCCGATGTAGATAACATTATTGCTATCGCAAATGCGGCAGGTGCAAGTGCAGCTCAGATTGCAGCATTAAAAACTGCGTTAGCTTCTCTTAGTAATGCGAACATCACAAAATGGGATGACGCAAATAAAGGTGGTGGTATGGGAAGTACTAATCTTATGAACCCAGCCAAATTAAATACACCTTCTAGCGGGAATTCTAAGATTGACCAGTTTGCAAAACAGCAACAGGCACAGAAGGCGAAAGATGCTGTACAGGATGCTACGGATACACTTGCAAAGACATTAGACGATATAAAAAATGGCGCATATAATCTTGACGCATCCAATTTTTATGCTAATTACTCTGGTGGCTCTGCTACAAGTAAAGCGGTCAATGATGCTGCAAAAGCAGCCAAGGATGCTGCAAAAGATGTAAAAGAAGCTGTTGCAGAAACATTTGATTTTATTGAAAATGGTATCAATCGTTTTGATAAAGCACTTTCTAAACTCGAAGATAAAGTAGACAAAACTTCTTCTTCATTCACTTCTCGCTTAAATGCATATAAAGAGGCTTTAAATGCTACAACATTTGGCATCGAACTTCTTACAGATGATTACAACAAATATATGCAGAAAGCAAATGAAGTCG